GATGCTGAGGGCGAAGTGCCTCAGCCTGCTGGCGGACGCGAAGCATTCGACGCTTTGCACGCTGTTCGCGCGCTGCATGCTTGCGCGCGTGGGCCCGGGCAAGGTGGCGCCGTTTTCGAAGTTGCGGCGTTTCGGCACTCTGACGAACTCTGAAGTCGGGCCGGATCGCGACTTCGAGAGCGCCGCTATCGTCATGCGGTACGGGTTCTCGATGGAGGTGTTGGCGGACCGGCTGGTCGCAGCATGCATGGTGCCTGCACACGACGTTTGTGTGCACTGCCCGGTGCTGGCCGCCGTCGTCGCCGTGGACATTTGAGTAGTTGGGGTGGAGCTCGCACGTTAAAACGAGCCCGTTAGCTCAAACGAGATACTTTGAGCAGTTCGTGATGCCCACACTTTAACAGGGCCCGCTAGCTCTAGCGGGATACATTGAGCATGGCCAGCTCAGGCCTTATCTCAGAGCTTCCCGGCGCCGGGTACCCCCCCGGCGCCAAGAGGTGGGAGGAGGGAGAGTCTTTTGACGTTAAATATGCCACGAAATGGTAACAGAGGAAAGCGAGCGCGTGGGCAGGTGGCCCGCGCGCCGCCGCAGCCGCGACAGTACGGACCGCAGACTAAGAAAGCAGCGGGCCGCAGCCGCCGCCGTCGGGCCAGCCGACAGCGCATCAAAGGGTCTGGATCGTATTCGATTGGAGCACTAGCTGCTCATCTTGCGGCACAGATCCCGAAGGGCACTTTTGAGGCAGTTGGTTCGTCTTTGGGCGGGGCAGCTGGCCGCGGGCTAGCCACGTTCACGGGAGTTGGAGACTACGTTTTCAACGACATCGTGCACACGCCGTCCATGCCGACGCGAGAGCAATCGCAGAAATGGTCCATCTCCAATTGTGAGTATGTGACCGACTTGATGAGCGGAGGCTCAGGCTTCAGCTTGAGCACTATGTCACTGCAACCTACCGATAGCAACAGCTTTCCGTGGTTGTCACGTGTGGCGATGCTGTATCAGAAGTATCGATTCAAGCAGCTCATTTTTGAGTTTCGATCGAACTGTTCTGACTATGCAGCGTCTGGCCCGCTCGGCAATGTGATTTTCTCGCCGGTTTACAATGTGTTGGCCGACTTGCCTGTTTCGAAACAGCAGCTTGAAGCGTTTTCACACGCGGTTTCTACGAAACCGTCGAACAGCATAATGTGTGGAGTGGAGTGCGATCCGAAGGATAGCAACATCAAGTGGTACTACGTTCGCAATCCGGCAACGGCCGCGACTCAATTCACGGACATGGGCGCGTTTTACTACGCGACCAACGGTCTGGCTGCGGCCTCTGGGCTGGCGCTGGGCGAGATTTGGGTCCACTACACGATCGAGTTTGACGAGCCAATTCTTTCAGGCAACTTTGCAGCCCAGGCCTATTCGCGAGTCAATGTGACGAGCAATACAGCGGGCCTGGCGGACACGACTTTTGCGGGTCTGAAGGCGACTGGCGCCAGTGTGACGTACATCGATCAGCAGGACACGCTTATCAGCAATGGTTTGTGTCAGTTCCGCACGATTGGTTACACTGCCGGCTTGCCGATAGCTACTCCATATTTTGTCAGCGTGGACAATGCGGCCGCGTTGACTAATGGCACTCGCTTGTGGTTTTCCGCCGTAGGCACGTATCTTGTGCAGTATCATGTGAGCTTGTCGACTGGCTACACAGCCGTCACGGCGAACTATCCGCTGTACAGTGCGTCGGTTGCGAGTGGCAGTGGCTTAGTGTCCGCGCGGGAGTCTGTGACCCCGGGATCAGTTGCAGCCGCTGGCACCTTTGCTGGATCGTTTGTGGTGTTGGTGACCCAGCCTAATTTGGCGGTCGACTTCATCAAGAACGCAAGCCAAGTGACAACCGGCGGCGCGAGTGTGGTGATTCTGGCGGCCGCGGG